GCCAAAGAACCAACTTATTCCGATACTATTCGGAATTTAGATCCATATTATGAACCTAATGAATTAGAATTAGAAGAAGATATGGTTTCTGCATCTGAGCTAGGTTTAGAAGATGACAATGAACAACTTGAACTTGAACTCGATGCAGGATTCAGTCTGTCCGAGTATCAGAAGTTTTTAGGCGATAATTTAGAGGACATAACGTTTGGCCCTATTGTTTCTGACAATTAATAAATTACTAATTATATTATGGAGTATGTGACGTGAAAGAATTTCTCTTTGTAGAAAAATACCGTCCTCAGACTATTGATGAGTGCATTTTACCCGAAAATATTAAAACAACATTTGCAGATATTGTTAACGGAGGTGAACTTTGCAATATGCTGCTTACCGGCACGGCCGGCTTAGGTAAAACAACTGTGGCCAAGGCGCTCTGTAATGAGTTAGACCTTGATTACATACTTATTAATGGTTCTGAGGAAGGTAATATTGATACCCTCCGCGGGAAGATTAAACAATTCGCATCTAGTGTATCTTTACAGGGTGGCTATAAAGTAGTTATTCTCGACGAAGCCGACTATTTAAATCCGCAGTCAACTCAACCAGCCCTTCGCGGTTTTATTGAAGAGTTCTCTGCCAACTGCCGTTTTATTCTAACCTGCAACTTTAAGAATCGTATTATTGACCCATTACATTCTCGTTGTACAACAATTGAATTTAATATTACCAAGAAAGATCAGCCAAAGCTTGCAGCGCAATTTTTAAAGCGATGTGAAGCTATTCTAAAGGCTGAAAATATTAAATATGATACCAAGGTGGTTGCTGAACTAATCATTAAGCATATGCCTGACTGGCGTAAAGTTCTTAATGAACTCCAACGTTATTCGATTGGTGGTATTATCGATAGTGGTATTCTTGTAACCCTCGCTGATGCATCATTAGATAAGTTAATAGGACACCTAAGGGATAAGAATTTTAAGGCCATGAGGGTCTGGGTGGCTGAGAACCTTGATTCAGATTCAACCACATTGTATAGAGCTATATACGATAATAGTACTGATCATATTACCCCCGGTTCTATTCCACAGTTAGTATTAATCCTTGCTGATTATTCATATAAAGATGCGTTCTGTGCTGATACTGAAATCAATACGGTTGCTTGTCTTACGGAAATTATGGCTAATGTTGAGTTTACAAAATGAATAGCGAAACAATTATTATGATGGGAACCGCTATTCCAACAGTTTGTTATACAGGAGTCTGTATGGCATATCTCTTTGAACATAATCCATGGAATGCTATGATTTGGTTTGGCTATGCAATTGCTAATTTTGGCCTTATGAGAATTAGTGGAGTACTTTAAGTGATTAGTATATCACCATTTGAATATATAAAATCTATTAATACCACTAAAGAGGACATAATGGTAGATGATATTGCTGAAAATCAATATAATTCATTTATTATAAACCGTGGTTTATCATATTTTCCTGATACTGTGTTCTTTGCTAATGAAATAAATTTAAATTCCCACCTTCCGGCTCGTCTTGAATATGATTTTCTTATAAATACCATTAAGAAGAAAAAACGTTTTTCTAAATGGCATAAGAAACATAATGATTCTAATGTCGAAACAATTAAACAATACTATGGATATAGTAATGCTAAGGCAGAACAAGTTATAGGCCTATTCAATGCGCCCGCTTTAGCAGAAATGAAAAGGATATTGAGTCATGGTGGACGAACCAAATAATGCCTTAGTTAATGACTGGGCACCAACCTCTATGTTAGAAATCACCTTAAGTCAACCGGATGATTTTTTAAAAGTACGGGAAACACTAACTCGTATAGGTATAGCATCTAGAAAAGACAATAAGCTTTTTCAGAGCTGTCACATTCTACATAAGCAAGGACGATACTTTATCGTACACTTTAAGGAACTTTTCTTACTAGATGGTAAGCCATCAAACCTGATGGTATCAGATATACAACGACGTAATACAATTACTACGTTGTTGTCAGATTGGGGATTAGTTAATGTTGTTGATGCTAATCAGATTAAAGATATCGCACCCCTCAGACAAATCAAAATAATTTCGCATAGTGAAAAAGCACTTTGGGAATTATGCCCTAAGTACAATATTGGAAATGGATAAAGGTGTTTCTAAGTAGTAACTTTCTAGTAACTTTTAGTAACATTGATAGTAATCAGTTGAGAATTAAACGGCCTTTCATATATATATTATATGAAAGCAAACTATATAAACGTATTACACTGTGCAACTCAGTACTTATTTATATTATCAATAAGTCCTGTTATTATTTGCATAGCGTAGCGTAATATTACAAGCAGATAATATCTGCGATATGAGTTAATGTGAAATGAGATTTTATACAAATGTGTCCCGCTATGGTAATAATTTATTATACCGTGGAGTTGAAAACGGCACAAGAGTTCAAAAGAAAGTTAAATATAAACCAACGCTATTTGTAAGTAGTCCTAAAGGCGATTGGACCTCACTAGACGGTAACCGAGTATCCCCTATTGAATTTGATTCAATGCGTGATGCTAAGAGCTGGATAGAACAGAATAAGCATGTTGCCGGCCGGCAAATATATGGTAACAATCGTTACGTCTATTCGTTTATAAATGACAAATTCCCGGGAACTATCGAATTCGATCGTGACCAAGTAAACATTACTACAATCGATATTGAGGTCGCATCTGACGATGGTTTCCCTCATCCCGAAGATGCAGCGAAAGAAGTAACTGCGATCTGTTTAAAAAATAACATAGATGAAACATACTATGTTTTTGCTTTAGGTGAATACGACGTTACAGCTTCTTTAATGAAGACTAACCGTGTAATATATAAACAATGTGATAGCGAAATAGAACTACTAGCTGAGTTTTTATCACATTGGAATACCCCTTCATATACACCAGATATTGTTACTGGTTGGAATTCCCGTGGATTCGATATTCCATATCTCTATAATCGTATTTCTAAAATACTTCCTGAGCAAGAGAAGCGATTATCACCATGGGAAATGGTAGAAAGACGAGAACGTAGAGGTGGAGATGCTGAATATAACTTAATTGGTATTGAGCAACTTGATTATCTTGAAATCTTTAAAAAATTCTGCTTTCAATATGGTACTCTTGAAACTTATAAGTTGGACCATGTTGCTCATGTTGTATTGGGTGAACGTAAACTATCATATGAAGAATATCAAGATTTACATTCGTTATATCAGAACGATCATCAAAAGTTTATTGATTATAACATTAAAGATGTTGAGTTAGTAGATAGAATAGAAGATAAACTCGGCCTTATTACTTTAGTATTAACTATGGCTTATAACGCTGGTGTTAACTATGGTGATACTCTAGGTGTAACCGCAATTTGGGATGCATTAGTATATCGTGATTGTTTTGCAAATAAGATTGCTATTCCATTTGCAACTAATAAAACTAAGACACCATATCCTGGCGGATATGTGAAAGAACCACAAGTTGGTATGCATGACTATGTAGTATCTTTTGATTTAAACTCACTTTATCCTTCTATCATTATGCAGTATAATATGTCACCTGAGACCATCATTGAATCTCAGCGATTAAATACTAGTGTGAAAGATATTCTAAATATTGATAGACCAATAAAACCACAGAACGAAGTATGTGTAACTGCATCTGGTAACTATTTTAGAACTGATAAGATTGGGGTATTCCCTAAGATTGTTGAAAGTATGTACGGTAATCGGGTCGCACTTAAGAGTAAAATGTTGAAAGCTCAACAAGAACTACAAAGTGTAGATAGAGATAATAAGTCTGAAGTTTATCGTATAGAGCGAGACATAGCCCGTTATGAGAATGAGCAAATGTCTATTAAACTTCTGCTTAATTCACTATATGGTGCTATGGGTAATCAATACTTTAGGTTTTTTGATCAACGCATTGCAGAATCAATTACGTTAACAGGCCAATTAACTATTCAGTGGGCTGAGAAGGCATTAAATAAAACGCTAAATATAATGTTGAAAACAGGCAATTTTGATTATGTCATTGCTATCGACACTGATTCAGTATATCTTAATATGGGCCCACTCGTTAAGAAATTAAATCCTAAGAATCCTATTAGCTTTCTTGATAAAGC